CAGCGGCAGCGCGGGTGCAGGGGCACGCGGATCTCTGGGCGGCGATAGATCTGGCCCGCTCTCGGGGCGCAATAGGCGCAGCTGCGGTCATCCGCCGTGGCGTAGTACATCACCAGATCGATGCCCTGGGCGGCGTAGTACGTGTTGGAGGCGTCGTTGTAGGCCCGCAGGCTTTCGGTGCGGACGATGACGTCGGCGCGGGATTTCACAACGCCGAGGCGAGAGCGCATGTCGTGGACGATGGCGTCGGTAGCGCGGCCTTCGACGATGCCCTGGGTGACGATCTCGGCAGCGCTGCTGGCGAAGGTCTCACCGTGTTTGCGTAGGAAGCCCCGGGCCTGGGCGGCGGAGGCGAAGGCGGCTTCGATGGGGATGGTTGCGTCGACGCGGGGGCCGGTTTGCACCAGGCCGGTGAGCTCGTCGGCGACGGTCAGGCCGTAGCGGCTCGCTGTTTGGACAAGGTTGCGGAAGATCCGGTCGTAGGCGTCGACGCGGTCGGGGCGGTAGGCCGGGACCAGTTGCCGGAACTCTTGGAGAAGGGCCAGGTTGCGCTGCGTGGGGTCAGCGGCTCCGGTACGCATGTGGATGCAAGCGCGGCGGACGAGGTTGTTGAAGCTGGTGTCGAGGACGCGGTTGAGCAGGCGCAGCGTGCCGTCCTCGGCTGTGCGCAGGGCCTGGTTGTAGCGCTCAACGACGTCCACGATTGCGCCCTGCGCTGCTGCCCCGAGCACGACGAATGCCGGTGAAGCCGAACTCGGTGCGGAGCACCTCGAACGCTTCGGCAGGACCGATGCGGCGTCCAGTCAACTCAGTGGCCGCCTGAGTTGCGAGGCGGTCGGTTACGGAGTAGGTGCTGCCCCGCGTGCCGACAACACGGGTGGCGTAGAAAGCGCTGCTGATCAGTTCGCTATGCCCCTCGCCAGCGATGCGGGCGCCGAGGCCCAGTTGATTGGAGAGGTAGCGTCCACGAACGGTATCGGCAGTTTTGATCAGCTCACTAAGCCCAGCAGCTCGCTGCTCTTTGGTGATGGTGGGAGCACCAGCACTGTTGGAGAAAATACTTCCAAGCTCCTTGTAATAGGAGTCAAAGCCTTTGACGGTGGCGCTGTAGAGCCGATCAGTGGTGCCCTTGGGCGTACTTTTCATGACGGCGCTCAGGTGTTTCTGCACGTCCTCGGTCATTTGAGTGCCATAGCCACCTGCCCGAGCCAGGCGCGTTGTGAAATCAGTGATTTCGTCATCGGTCAGGGCCTTTTTACCAATCCCGAAGCCCTGTTGTTTGGCCAGAGCGGTCAGGCTCTGCTTCTCCTCGGTGAAGTAATTCGTTAGCGCCCTTTTGATCGAGGACGTGTCCTTGGCATCGGCAGTCGAAAAACTGAACTGACGCTGGAGAAAGCTCTGAGCTGAGGCTTCAGCGAAGACGTTTTCCTTGTTCCGGCCGACATTGGCATTCCAGAAAGCAGCGCGATGTCGTGCTGCCCACTCAGCGTGGTTATTGGAAGGGCTGTTGTTGACGGTGTTGAGCGCGCTCGAAAGGGCGCTGTGGGCATTGCGGTGCGTTGAGGTCAGGGGTGTATCCGCCAGCCCTGCGGGGTTGAGATCTCGAAGCCGCTCGACCTGAGAAGTCGGTCCCCAGTTGGTGGAACGCGCAATCTGGAAGGCGTTTTGATCGCGGAAACCCGAGGCCGCAGCTTGAACTGCTTGGCGGCGAGGACCGAGGATGGGAACGGCGCCCAAAACGCGCTCGACGCCATCGTCAATGGCGGTTTTGACGTTTCGGCCAAACGTGGTGCGCAGGAACGTGGGGTTGTTGATGCCTTTTCGGAAGGCGTAGCCAAGGCTTGCGACACCGAGCACAGCGCCAATCGCAGCACCATGCTTTTCCAGGTTTTGGCGCAACTGTTTTTTCTGCTCCAGATTGTTGCCGGGCACGAGCTTTACGACACCGCGCTCGATGGCGCCACGGCCTCGCTGAACTCGGGCTGGATTGCCCTGCAACACACCACGACGAACTTCGGTCAGGCCGCGTTGGACAGAGGCGGCACCCTTCAGAGGGTCAAAGCTGTGAACACGGAGTTCTGAATTGGTGCCCTGCCCTTTGAGACGGCAATCCCAGTTCGGAGGGATGCAGCGCCCACCACATTTGACATTGGGAGGCAAGCACTGAACATTGCGGCGATTGGTTTTGCCAGTGCCAGTCGCTGCAAACCCTCGCAGGTCGTTGCGCTGCTGCGCTGCCAGGTAAGCCGCGGTGCGGATGGTGGATTGCTCTTGGCTGTCCATCAGTACGCCTCCCAACCGGCACGAAGTGCTTCGAGTTCGCCCTCGGGGACAGGGGAGAGCCCTGCCACAGTCTGCCGAGGGAAGAAAGTCGCCACGGCGCTGCGGGCGGCGCGCATTGAGGCGAAGCCGGTGGCGTAGGGCCCGTCGACGAGGGCGCCGTCGCAGGCGAAGCGGGCTCGGTAGAGCTTGTAGGCCCGGGTGCGATTGGGCCCGAAGATCATCAGCGGGGCCGAGCTGCTGGCATCGGTGCGCTGGCCATCGGGACCGACGAGGTAACCAGCGCGGATGTCACCGCTGCGGTGCGTTACGTGGATACGTAGGCCCTGGGCTTCGTAGCGGTCGAAGGCGTCGGTCTTGGCGGTTGGGCTGGGTTGCGGGGCGTCGTCCTCGGGTTCTTCGGGGTCTTCCTGTTCAGCAGCGGGCTGCTCGGGCGGGACGAGAGCGGCCTGAGCCTGCGCCTCGTAGCCCATCATCTGGCTCTGGAACTGGGCGTCCGTGGTCGCGATCAGCTGCTCGGTGACCGCCGGGTTGAGCGTCGTCTCCAGGGTGTATTCGGTACCGCCGAAACGGGCTTCGCGCACTTCCAGCGGGTTCAGCACACCGAGGTTGATGTACTGGGCGTCGACCTGGGCCATTTGCAGGCGCAGGGCGGCGTCCTCGGCTTCGGTCTGCGTGAAGACGTTGGGGAAGTGGACCGTCCAGGAACGCGGGGCGCGGCCTCGGGTGGGACCTTCCTTGGAGAGGAAGATGTACTGGAAGACTTCGGTGATCGGGGTGCGGCAGTAGACCTCCTGCCACTGCTCGACCAGGGAGGCCCAGACCCGCTCTTCGAAGCGACCCTCTTTGCCGAGGCCACCGGGGGAGTCGCCCATCAGGATCGAGGCCGGCCAGCCAGTGGCGGCTTGGAGGTCCTTGATGAAGGGATCCGTGGCGGAGGCGATGTTGCTCAGGGCGCGGTTGAGGAACTGCAGGTCCTCTTCCACGTCGACGACCATCCCGCCATAGACGCTGCGGCTGAGGCTGTTGGCTTCGAGGCGTTTGCGCAGATCGCCCTCGTTGCCGGAAGCGATGCGCTGGAACAGACCGGGGATCTTGTGGACGAACAGGTCGGCGTCCGTCGTCATCGACTCCAGGCCGGCCATTGCCGACTCGTAGCGCTTGTACGCCTCCCAGATCAGCTGGAGGACGGATTGGCCCCAGCCGGTGTTGCGGACGCGGACGTTCCAGGGCAGGTACAGGCCGTCGAAGCGGGCGATCCGGCTGCTGTGGATGCGGACGTTGACGTAGGAGCCCTGCTGGTCGGGGGTCAGGCGCTGGCTGGTGGTGATCCGGTAGTGCGAGGGCTTCGAGTAATCGGTGATCGAGAAGTCCTCGGGGATCAGCTCGTGACGGGATAGGGGCACGTAGCCACGGATGGCGCGGATGCGCTCAGGCTCGACAGGCTCGGCTGGGTCAAGGCCGTCGTCGATCAGCAGGACCAGGCCGGCGCCACCGTAGAGACGCTGGAGCTTGACGACCTCGGCCAGGGCGTGGTGAAACTGCGTCGCCTTCAGGAACTCTTCGAACCCGGCGATCAGATCGTTGGCGTTGGCCTCGTCATCGGTGCCGAGGGTGATCGTGGGGTGGTGCCGGAGGATCTCGTCGCCGATGGCGTCGACGTAGCGGCGAGGGATTCCGTGGCTGTAGAGAGCTTCAAGTTCTGCTTCTCCAAGGAAAGCCTTTGCGCCTATTGCCGTAGAAACTGTCTTGTCTCTCGAAGGAACTCCCATTCCAGTGAGAATGTTTACGAGTGCC